AGTTCGACCCGTTATATGGGCAATCTATGGAAGACATCGAGCGTATGCAACGGATGGGGGCGATTGATACAAGGTCGGTGCAGAAGCATGCGTATTGTTACCATGTACTCGAAAGGGTCATGGAGAAAGTTGACGACATGGAACACGAAATGGAAGAGCCTGAAATCCTCGCATTGATGGAGACCGAGTTCAATACTATCGTTCCACCTCCTGCCACGCAGATTCAGATTCCCGTATTTGAATAATGGCGAAGCGTTCACCCGAAGATGAAATCGACCTGCTCATTGATAACTTGGTTGATAATGCCCGTAAAGGGGCAGACGATGCCACTACACGCATCATTAAGTTATTGGACAAGTACTTGGATGGTTTCCAATTATCTGACGGAAGTTTCGTACTATCAGAGCAAAACAGCCGACTTCTCACTGGTCTGGACAGCGAGATCGCCAAAGCAATCAACGCAAGTACCTACCCATCCAGCGTGTCCGATATCGTCCGAAGCCTGCCCGAAATTGAACGATTGAGCGAGATGGTACTGCGTCAATACAATAGCACCTTTGCGTTTGATTTCGACCGCTTGGGGGTGTCGCAGTTACGCCTTGCCCAGACCGAGACGATTGTCCAGAACATGACCGGCACGGGTTTGACTGCCGAGATACGCCAACCGATTCGAGACGCTATAAATCGAAATGTGTTTGCAGGGGCAAAGGTGACCGATACCAAAGCGAGACTGCGTGAGTTCCTGCTTGCATCCGAGTCGGACAAGATGAATCGAATGGCACGCTATGCGAATGTATGGGCGCAAGATGGAATCATGCAATATGACGGCATGATTTACGACCGATTCCGAACGGAGTACGCACCGAACAGCATCAGGTATATCGGCTCTTTGATTGGCGATAGTCGTCCGCAGTGCGTCAGGTGGATTACGAAGTACAATGGTAAAATTCCAATGAGTAAGTTACAAAGTGAAATAAATTGGGCGTACAATTCAGGTTCAGGAATGAACCTTGCCACGACCAAAGAAACATTCTGCACATATCGTGGTGGCTACAACTGCCGACACAAAGCAATTCCCGTATTTGAAAGTGAGGGCGAAGACAATGGGTGATAATCACGGGCAATCGGAATCAATCGGGGGCATCTTGTCCTCAATTTTGGGGTATATTATGGCACATTTTTTTTCTGTTGATGCTATTTTTTTTAAGGTAGTTATTGCCCCGGCAATCGGTGCGACTATCGGTTTTTTCGTAGTAAGATTTTGGAAAAAACTTTTCGACAAAAATGAAAAATCAAATCAGGACGATGAGTAAACACGACTGGATAATTATCCTCTTCTCGATGCTGATTGCAACCGCAACAGCCAACGCACAGGACACGGTGTATATCGCCAATTCTGGAAGCAATGTAACTATAACCTACAAAGGCTCGGTTAAGTCCGTGCCTCGTAGTTTAATTAGTGCCAACAAGATTGTCAGTCCTATTTTGCCGACACAAGTATCAATCTTTAACGGGGCGTCACAAGTTGATTCTTGGACATTTAACTTCTACCGATTTAAGGTAAACCAAACCGCCATCACCAATGTCGATAGTTTTGTTCCTGCGATAAACAACCTCAATACTGCTATGGTTGTGTCGTACAAATTGCTCAAAGATATTCAAATCGTATCGGCTTTACCTGCCAATCCAGACCCAACCGTTACTTACTTAGTCGGGGCGCAGACGACCATAAGCATAACAGGATTGAACGGCAACACAGATGGGTATTATCGCATTCAAGGCACAACGATTAACGCAGGTAGTGCCGATACGCACACAATGCGGTTCAATAGCGTTTCGACAAATGTGTATGATTCAAGGTATTCGTATGTAGGTGCTGCATCAAGCACGGGGTCGAACTTACAGACGCATATCTTTATTGCACCAAACAACGGGGCAAATTCGCTCACTATGTTTGATATAAACATCGACCCAGTTACTGGCAAGAATCGCACCGTTCAGGGCGTGGCTAATGTGTTTGGGGCGAATCAAATCACCGCACCATTATACCCGACCTTTGGCGGTTTATGGCGTGACAATTCGACTAATATTACAAGCATTCAACTTGGTTATGCTTCAATATCTAACGGGTATGCCGTTGGTACAAGAATCAGAGTTTATAGTTTACAGCAATGATAGAAATAGGCAAATATTACCAGATTCAGACCGAGCAGGGTGAAAGGACTGCCAAAGCAATGCAATTAATCATGGAGGGCGTATATGGCGTTTATTCGCCAAGTGACTATGCTGTTCCCGAGGACAATCAAGGCACAATTATTCCAGAGGGTTCGCCAGAATCTACGCCAGAAGAGGCGGAATTATGGAATGAGTGGTATTCCAATAATTCGTAAATTTGTAACAATTAAAACAACTATACAATGAAAAAAGCAATCTTCCTTTCCATCAGTTTGACGCTGTTCGCCTTTATCGGTTTGAGCGGTCAAACCAAAGACACCTTGACCGTGTCTCAAAGCAGTTCTACTGGCGTCATTACACTTCGTAGTCAGAAGTCAGGCAATCTCGTTATCAATCCGTTTGAGTACAATGGATTCGGTAACATTCAAGCCGTGTATAGCACAGCAAGTGCCGATACTATGGTTTATTTGCAAAATGTAAAGACTGGCACTATCATCACTCGTTACCGCAAGACAGCATTCTATTTCGCTACTTACGGCATCACTGCGATGACTGCAACTTGGTTAAATGCTACTTATTTCAATCCTCCTAACTTGCGTCAGTTAAATGTAACCAGTGCCGTTAGAGATAGCCTCGTGTCTTGGGGTCTTGCACCAGTTGGAACAATTATATTCAATACCACTATCGATAGCCCGCAAGTACGCAGGACTTCCGCTTGGCGTTCATTCTAATTTAATAAATATAAGTCATGCAAAAGTTAAACGAAAAACAAGTATTGGTGCAAAACACCAAAACGGGCAAGCAGGTTATCTTGTCTAAGCATTTCTTCGAGCGTCAAAAGGCATTGAAGAAAAACGGGTTCAGTGACTTCGAAATCGTTCCGAGCGTGTCCGCTACGACTGAGAAGCCAAAGAAGTCCAAAGAAGTAACCGAGTAAAACCAAACCAAGTCAGCAACTATTATGAGTAAAGCAATCGAATTTCTAAAACTGATGGGAGTACCCGAAGATGTGGTTACTTCAATCGAATCTGCCGATGACCAAACAGACCTTTCCGGCTTTGTTGAATCAACCGAAACACACTTCACCAACTATTACAAAGAGCGTGTTAAGGACGAGATACACAAGGCTGGAAAGGGGTCGGCTTATGCCGAGGCAAAGAACTTTGTCAAAAAGCAATTCGGATTAACCGAGGCTGAAATTAAAGAACTCGACTTTCAAGGCGTGTTGAAATTAGTTAATGACCGCATCAGCGAAAAGTCAGGCAACAAAGAAGTATTGGAGCAACTGAACAACGCCAAGCAGACCATCATTGACTACGAAAACAAGGTCAAGGAGTTTGAAGAGAGCGTAATTCCCTCGATTAAAAGCGAATCGGAAAACGCCATTCGTACATTCAAAGTCAATCAGGCAATTCAATCCGAGGTGAGCAAACATCCTTTGATTGGTGCGAGTCAGTATGTAGTTCCCGGCTTCACATCCGACTTCAATAAAAAGTACAAAGTCGATGTGGACGATTCAGGGAATGCCGTTGTGACTGATTTAAACGGGGCGAAGGTGTATGACAAGAATAAGAAAGAATTGACGCTGTCTGAACTTATCGTTTTGGAGGGTAAAGAAGCCAAGATATTCAAAGAGTCCAATGGCGACCCACAGCCACAGAAGCAGGGCAATCCAACGCCTCCAACGCCTGCACCTGCCCCTGCAAAGAATCAGGTCAGCAAGTGGCAACAAGAGCAGGCAGAGAGAGTTGCACAGATGAAACAGCGTGCCGGGCTTGCCGGTTAAAATTGATTCTATTCATCTGCAACGAACCCGGCTTATGTCGGGTTTTTTGTTGTCTGACTGAAAATAATTGGTTTGGTTATCAATTAGTTATAAAAAATATTTAGAAAAGTTGTATTTCGTATTAGGTAAACCCTTACCTTTGGGTATAATTTAAAACAACGCATCATGACAACAGAAACAAAAAAAATCGAACAATCAAACACTTACATTGTTATTGACAGCATGGGTAGAACTACCAACATTTACATTAATGCGTCAAACATCAAAGAGGCGTGTGCAGAGGCAAAGAAAAGACAATCTGAAATCGGGTCGTCTTACTACAAAGTAAAAAGAGCATACAATGGAGGTGTAAGAGGTTAATAAACCATCACCCCACCAACAATACTCAACCCGACCTAATCAGTCGGGTTTTTTGTTTTATCGAATATTCTTTGTTATGCAACACCTCGACCGACTTGCCCTGAGCCGTTGCGAGTTCATAAATCTTATCGAACAACTCGTCAGGCAAGAACTCATTTATGTGAAGCGAGTTGTACCAATGTAGCGTGAAATAAACGCCTGAGCCATCGTGTAACCCTTTCCAAGTCTTATCAACTTGCGGAACATTAAACTCTGATGTTACCGCCCACATGCCAGCGTCAATGCGTGCGACATTGTACTTCTTCAAGTCTTTGCCTGCTTTGCATAACGCCTTAAACTGACCCTCGTTAGGGAGAGGTATCATACGAATATGATACCCCGCCCCTTCGAGTGTGTCAGCAACCATCCGAGTGACATAAGCCACCCGGATGTTTACCGTTTTGTCTGTCCAATTAAGAACCATTACCGATTAGGTAGCGGCATTAAATTGGAAGATACCATTTACACCCAACAATGGGTCACCTGTGCGGTAGTTGTTGTTGTAAAGGGCAGAGATAGCGTAGTGAAGTGACAACTGGGCGTTCCACTCGTCACAACCTTGTGGCTTGTAGATTTTGAAGTCATAAACCAGTCCGGGAATCAATGGGTCAACGATAGTTGAGCGAGTTTCAGTTTCGGTCAAGGTCTCGTATTCGCCCAAGTAGAACGGAACGGGTATGAATTGCAATGCACCGGCTTCAAGAACATAGAAGTTGTTGTTAGCAAGGGCAGTTGTCAATTGGTCGTCTTCGAAATAAGCGAACTGACCAGCCTGCATCATGTCGATACCGCCGTTGTTGCAACATCCGATTTTTTGCATTTTGGTGTAGGTTCGCAAATCACCGTTACCGATTGCCATTGGCAGACCAGACACACGGGCATCGCTCAATGCGTTCAACATTGTTGCCTCACCGATGTAGTTACCTACGGTGATACCGCCTGTTGCGATTGGGTCGAGTAAGTTCAATGCAGCAGGAGTAGTACCAGAGTTAGTACCACCAGCGTAGTTACCAGCGTTGGCAATCATCTCGGTGATGATGTCGTTGTTGATGTACTGACGCATAGCATCAAGACGATTAGCAATGTCTTTGGTCACCCAAGAATTGCGACCTTCGCAGAGTTCACGGATGTTCTCTTCCGTGTACTTGAACTGCTGTCCTGCTTGGAATCCAATAGTGATGTTCTCAGCGAAGTTATCGCTCTCATCAAATGGTCCGTTCAAACAAGAATCAACGGTGGAAGTTACCTCGTTGATAGTTGAACGCTTCTGATACATAACCTGAACGGTTTTGATTTGACCATTCTGGCGGTTCAATGGAACGATGTTCACATTGTAGCGATTGTATTGGTCGCTAACGGCTCTGAGCGTACCAACCTGAGAAGATTTCAGGGCAGGTGTATGCTCGTTAGCCAAGTTCAAAAGTTGCTCGTTAATAGCCGGGCAAATTGCGGAAAATGACATGATAAATAAGTTTATTATTTGCGTTTGAAATCCCTCGTCTGTTGTGGGTTCGAGGGGATAACCCTAATGCGGATGGACGCCTCCTAAGCCTGATTGGCATCAGACAATACAAAGATAAATATAATTTCGATAAAAACAAAAAACCCGACATAAGCCGGGTTTCGTGCAGATGAATAGAATCAATGTTAGCCAGCAAGCCCGGCACGCTGTTTCATCTGAGCGACTCGTTCTGCCTGCTCTTGTTGCCACTTGCTTACCTGATTCTTTGCAGGAGCAGGGGCAGTACTTGGTGGCGTTGGATTGCCCTGCTTCTGTGGCTGTGGGTCGCCATTGGACTCTTTGAATATCTTGGCTTCTTTACCCTCCAAAACGATAAGTTCAGACAGCGTCAATTCTTTCTTATTCTTGTCGTACACCTTCGCCCCGTTTAAGTCGGTTACAACGGCATTCCCTGAA